ACTAACACCAAACAATATTAAAAAGGAGAAAAAAGATGACACAAGGAATGATTAAAGACTACAAAGGTAGAAGAAGAAAGTATGTAGTTGCTAAACCTGTTGATATGAGAGATACAAGTAAAGGTGTAGACTATATACAAGATAGTAATGGTAAGACTAAATACTTTAAATCAGTACGAGGTGCACTTAAATACTTATCTAAATTAGATTACCCTATAAGTAAATCTGATATAAAGACTGGACAAAATTCATTGGGGATATTTATAAAAACTATATAGTGATAGTATATATAGGCTCCCCTGTGGTGGGTAAGATAGTATACCATAAAAATAAAGTTAAGTCAATAGTAAAGGTGTCACATAATGACGCAAAAAGTAACTAAAAAAACAAAGGAATTACCAGTATGTATAGTGTGTGGCAGAATAGCACATGCATATGAATATGATATATATTACTGTGCAACTCACATGTTAGAAAAACAAAAAGGAAGTATAAGATATGCTCAAAACAGTAAGAGAAAAACGACACCTTGAGCCAATGGAAAAACTAGCACGAAGTATTATTATTCGTGGTTGGTTAGATTCTATCGGACATTCAGTTACCAGTACTTATGTACCTAAAAAGAATATTATAAAAGATGCTAAAGATTGGATAGGTACAGGCAGTTATTATTACTGGGGTAATGTTGCAGGTATTGAAGAGAATTATTTAGATTCACTTTACACAAAATTTATTTCAGGATATAATAAGGGTATGCTTGAAAAAGAAAATGTACATGCATTACTCAATCAATTATTTGAAAGGATATAGTATGAATATATTTCATTTACACAAAGACCCCAAGACTTGTGCAAGATATCATTGTGATAAACATGTAGTTAAAATGATATTAGAAACAGGTCAGATGTTATCAACCGCATATCAAAAATATATGGGAGAAGATACAGAACTATATAAACCTGCATATCCTAAACACCCCATGACCATATGGGTAGGAGAAAGCAAAGGTAATTATGTTTGGTCATTACATCTATTAAATTATTTGTGTAAAGAATATTTTTATAGATATAATAAACATCACAAGACAAGTGAGATACTTAAAAAGCTTGTCAACAAATCAGATAAACTTATGCCAAAGTTTCAATATAAAGGTTTTCTAATACCACCTTTATGTATGCCTGATGAGTACAAGGTATCTAACTATATCAAATCGTATAGAAACTATTATGTTGGAGAGAAAAAAAGATTTGCAAGGTATACTGGAGTTGACGCACCAGATTTTATGTTGTAATATAACACTAACAAAGGAGCACACATGAGTTATTCAATAGCAACAATTACATTTGTCAAATATGATGATGAAGGAAACGAGATATGTGATTCAAAAGGTAATATTAAATACTTTACTTTTAAACATGACATTGATTGTAGTTACATATGCGACAGCATTACAGATGATGAGGTAGAAGAAGTATGATAAATAAATCAATGGAATTAAAATTACATCTTGATTGTAATTTCTACCCACCACTACCAGAAAGTTTCAAACATAGTTTTGTTGAAGTATTTGAAAAATATTGGGAAGGCGGTGATGCTGAATGGTTGCAAACAGCACTATCTAAAATAGGTTATAAAGGTTCATTAAATGATTATGGACTTTATAATTTTTTAAATGACGAGGATACATATGATGACTATTAAAGAACTAGAAGAAAAGATAGGCACACTATCTAACACCAGTAAAATGCCTGCGTATTCGTTTGGTATATCTGCTTTTAAATGTAAGGTAGGCAGTAAGCTTGCCAAGATTAAAGGTACAACTTGTTATAAATGCTATGCACTTTCAGGATTCTATCGTATGCCTAGCACTTTGAAATCACATGCTAAACGATATGACGCTATGACTATACCTGAATGGGTTGATGCTATGACTATGCTAATCAAACTTAAATATAAAAACTTACCTAAAAATAAAAAGTATCACAGGTGGTTTGACTCTGGAGATATACCTAGTATTGAAGTGTTAAATAATATTATACAGGTATGTAAGAATACACCTGATATAAAACATTGGATACCAACTAGAGAATATGCTACACTATCTAATATTGATATAGATTCTTTACCCAAGAACTTAATCATTAGAGCAAGTGCTGTTAAAGTTAATGGTAAGCCACCGAAGTTTTGGAAGTGGACATCAACTGTTCACACCAAAGGCACAAAGCATATTGGTAGAGCATGCCCTGCACTTAAACAAGATGGAGAGTGTAGAGATTGTAGAGCATGTTGGAAGAAGTCTATTAAGAATATTTCATATGAACAACACTAACTGAAAGGACAACATATGGACACAGCAACAATAAAACAAGCAGTTGAATTAAGAAAGGCACATCTTAATTTAATTAGATATTCACTCGACAAGGGTCATAGCATTACTGTACACTATGGTGATGGTGATGATGAAGTAACAATGTCAAGAGACTTTGCTTTAATAAAAGATGCTGCCGAAGCCTGTGATGAAAGCTTTATATTAATATATGATAACAACAAAAAGAAAATAGGTTGGGCTTGGGTCATATTTGGTAACGAGGATAATGAATTAGTATCTGACTATAGTGTTACTAAATTTATGGATACATGGTGGGATCAATTTCAACAAATGTACGAGGCAACTTCTTGATAAAATTTGACCCAGAAAAACAAGCACCAAGATGGGAAGATAAGGAAGCATGGGATTTATGGTTTAAATCTTTTATAGAATATCATAAAAAAGATAAGAGACCAAACACCTATAATATTATCTTTCCTGTTGTTGTAGATTTAATAAAACAAAAAGAAAAAATAAAACCAAGAGTTTTAATTAGGTTAGTTAGAAAACAACTGCCTGATTTAAAAGGTAGCCAGATTAGTAGGGCTATCAAGCGTATGATATCTTATGGTATATTAGAATATGAACATAAGAAGTCATACAAAAATATAATCAAAGGACATTACTGGAAAAGTCATGTCAGATAAGGAGGACATATGAGTGAACCTAATGAACCATTAAAGATAATGGGTTGGCATATTGATATATCTTGGACAGATGGTACAACTGAAGTTATTACAGATTTACCTGATGATATTGCACAGAGTATTGATGATTATTTTTCTGATTTAGAAACAGAGAAGGCACATGAATTAGCTATGAAACATGGGGAATGGTAATGTTAGATTTAAATAAGTTAGATGAATATACTGTACGAGAACTACAACAAGAGATAGACAGTTATAAAAATATTGTTAAAAGTATTCGTAAAGTAATTAATAAAAAGAAAAAAGAAGAACTTAAAGAATCTTTAATAAATAAACAAGGAGTATAACTTGACAGATTGTTAATTTTATGCTAGAGGATTATTTATGAAAATAAAAGCAAGAGTAATAGCACTAGGTCATATGGGTGATGTTGAGTTTAGAACATTACCCAATGATGCATTAGTAGATGATACTAAAATACAAGAGGCAAATAAAATTGTACGAGAAGAAGTTTTAAAAAGAATTTTAGATATAGAATTTAAACCTTCGGGTACAATAAAAGAACTTAAACAAATTATCTGGGAGATTATTGAATGACATATGAAGAACAATTAAGAGTTGTCCATTCGTATCTGATACCACCTGATACGACTATGAGATTAGATTGTCCATTCTGTAATCATAAAAACACATTGAGTGTAACTAATGATGACAACAGAATGAGTTGGCATTGTTTTCATGCGTCATGTACAGCTAAAGGCACAGAAAAAAAACGAATGTCCATGGCAACTATTAAAAAAATATTTAATGCAGAGCCTATTACAAAAGATGATGTGTTTAGTATACCTGAACATTTTAAATCTTTATATTCCAATGAAAAAGCGATGAAGTATTTACAAAATAATAATTGCTGGGAAGCTTATACTTGGAGGCGTGCAGATATTAAGTATGATGTGAAGCAAGATAGAGTTGTATTTATGGTAAAAGAATATGACAATATACGAGGTGCAGTAGGTAGAGCATTATCTAAAGATACATTTCCTAAATGGTTTATGTACGGAAATAAAAATGTACCATTCAAATGTGGAGATTGTGAAGATGCTGTACTTGTAGAAGATTGTGCTAGTGCATGTGCTGTATCTAATATATTTACAGGTGTAGCCATGATGGGCACAAGTTATAATGATTCCTTTGATAAACATTTAAAAAATTATAAAAGTATTTATGTTGCTCTAGATAGAGATGCAACAACTAAAGCATTTGACATAGCAAATAAATTAAGATACAGAGGATTTGAAAATGTTCAAGTTAAAATACTTGAAGATGATTTAAAATATTTTAATACAAATGAAATAGAAAGGATATTCTATGGACAAAGATGAACAAATAAAAATACTTAAAGAATCTAGAGATAGGTTTAAGATGTTATTCCTAGAAGTATTTCAATTGTTACATAGAGAAAAGAAAAAAATAAAAAGATATAGAAGATTTGTAAAATTTTTGGAAGGTGGTGTTCGTGATAGAAAAACAAATAATTAAATTACTTTTAGAAAAAAATTTTTATAATAAATATAAAGGACACATAGCTTCATCTGTCTTTGATGGAAACTATGGGTCTTTGTTTGCAACTATACAGAAAGCACACGAGGAGTATGAGCAAGATATAAGTCTTGATGATTTATATTCTTTACACACAACTAAATATAATCCTGCATTAACTAGAGCAATGAAGATTGCAATTAGTGAATTGATTGAGGACATAAGAGAAACAGAAAAACCTAATAATCAAATAGCAGAAGATATAATTAGAATACTACGAGAAAGAGATGTAGCACAAAAAGTAGCAGTTGAAGCTACTGAAATATATAATGGTGCATCTGCTAATTTTTCTAGTATCAAAAAGATTATTGAAGATTTTGAAAGTAATAAAGAACTTGAAGAAGTAGATGCAGTAACCGATAACATAGGAGAACTCTTGAATCAATTACAAGATACAACTAAATGGAAATTTAATATCAATGTATTAAAAGAAAATGTAGGTGGAATCGGTCCTGGAAATTTTATGATTGTATTTGCTAGACCAGAAACAGGTAAGACTGCATTCTGGGTTAGTCTTGTTGCAAATGAAAATGGTTTTGCTCAACAAGGTGCAAAGATACATGCGTTTATAAACGAGGAGCCAGCAGTTCGTACACAGATGAGAGCCATTAATTGTTGGACAGGATATACTAAACAAGAAATTATAGATAACTTAAAAGAATCACATGAGTTATGGAGTGAGATAAAAGATAACATTAAAATGTTAGATGTAGTAGATTGGTCAATGGATGATGTAGATGCACATTGTGAAAAATATAAACCAGATATTATTGTGATTGACCAACTTGATAAAGTAAATGTTAAAGGTACATTTGCTAGAACAGATGAGAAATTAAGGGCAGTCTATACAAGTGCAAGAGAGATTGCAAAGAAACATCAATGTGCTGTGATTGCAATATCACAAGCATCAGCAGATGCACACAATAAACACAATGTAACATTTGATATGATGGAAAATTCTAAAACTGGAAAAGCTGCCGAAGCAGATTTAATTATTGGTATAGGTAAAAAACAAATAGACCCTCAAGTTATACCAAGAGATAGGTCATTATGTATTAGTAAAAACAAAATAACAGGATTTCATGGCGACCCTATCGTAGCCATTGAGCCAGAAACAAGTAGGTATATTGACTAGAAAGGAAACAATATGATAACAGTACTAGATTTAGAAACTTCTTTTATTAAAGATGAGGATTCAGGTAGAATAGACCCATTACCTTTTAATCCAAAGAATGTATTAGTAAGTTGTGGTATGCATTCTAAATATGGAGAGGAATATTATTTCTTAAATCATTCTGAAAAGATAAGTAAAGGTGGTGCTGCGAGAATACAAGAAGTCTTAGATGAAACTACATTACTTGTTGCACATAATATTAAATTTGATCTAACTTGGTTACTAGAATCTGGATTCACTTATAATGGTAGACTTTATGATACCATGCTGGGTGAATATATTTTATTACGAGGTATTAAAAATAGTCTTGCATTAGATTCTATTTGTAAAAGAAGAAAAATAGGAATGAAAGATGATAAGATAAAAGAATTTACAGATAGAGGTGTATCATTTGAAAATATACCACATACTGTTGTAGAAGAATATGGTAGGCAAGATGTTAGAATTACTAGAAGTTTATTTGATGCTCAGATGGGTGATTTTAAAATGGATAAAAACAAAGGATTACTTAAAACAGTTAAGATGATGAATGAATTTACTGGAGTGTTAACTGAAATGGAACGCAATGGTATCCATGTAGATATTAATGAACTTCATAATGTTGAGAAACAATATAGAGCAGAGTATATATACTTGCGTGGAGAAATTGAAAAAACTATTTATAATAAAATGGGAGACACAAAGATTAATCCTAACAGTACAGAACAATTATCTTGGTTAATTTATTCTAGAAAAGTTAAAGACAAAGAAAGATGGAGGTCTATCTTTAATATAGGTATAGATAAAAATACTAAAAAGAAAAAGAGAAGACCGCAAATGTCTTTATCGCAAATGACAAATTACATAAAAGAAAATACAGAAGTTATTTATAAAACTTCTTCTTCACAATGTGTAAGTTGTTTAGGTAAAGGTGTAATAAAAAAACTAAAGAAAGATGGAAGTGAATATAAGAACTATACTAAATGTTCTGAATGTGATGGCGAAGGTGTAACATATTCTAATCTTGGCAAAGTTGCAGGGTTTAATCAAAAAGCTAGAAGTATATATGACATGGCAGATGGTGGATTTAAAACTGATAGAATTACATTACAAAAAATAGGTGCAAGATCTAGTGGTGAACTTAAACAATTCATTGAAAACATTATGAGATACAATGCTATTGATACTTATCTATCTACATTTGTTAATGGCATTAAAGAACATACAAATGAAAAGCAATTACTTCACCCTAAATTTATGCAAGCGGTTACAGCTACAGGTAGATTATCAAGTCGTGACCCAAACTTTCAAAACCAACCTAGAGCAAAAACATTTCCTATACGAGGTGTAATCAAATCAAGATTTGAAGGTGGGCAAATTATGGAGATAGACTTTTCACAATTAGAATTTAGAACTGCTGTATTCCTAGCACAAGATGAGCAAGGTATGGAAGATATAAAAAATAACGTAGATGTTCACCAGTATACTGCAGATATTATAGGTTGTAGTAGGCAAGATGCAAAGGCACATACATTTAAACCTTTGTATGGTGGAGTTACAGGTACAGAAGATGAAAAAAAATATTATTCAGCATTCTTAAAAAAATATAAACAGATAGCAGAATGGCACGAGAAGTTACAGAACGAAGCCATTAAGTTTAAAAGAGTTAAACTACCTACAGGTAGAGAGTATTCATTTCCATATGCAGAACGAATGCCTTGGGGTGGTTCTAGTTATGGTACACAAATTAAAAACTATCCAGTACAAGGATTTGCAACAGCAGATATTGTACCATTAGCTTGTATACAAATACATAAACTAATGAAAGAGCAAAAGGTTAAGAGTTTACTTATCAACACAGTTCACGATTCAATCGTAGCTGATGTTTACCCTGGTGAAGAAGATGTGATGAGCAATATATTTAAACAGGGTACATCTTCTGTAGTTCCATCCATGAAGGAATACTATGGAATTAATTTTAACGTACCACTTGACTCTGAACTAAAAATAGGGTATAATTGGTTAGACATGGAGGAGGTAGCATAATAATGTATATAGAAAAAGCAAGCATAGAAGTAATCGGTGACAAGTATGTTGAAGGAAAAGAAAAACCTGTC